ATAGCTTGATTACCGGTGGCAATAATGTCAAGCTCTTTTTGCTTAAACTCTGCATCTTCGGCACGTTCTGCTGCTCGAGTCGCTTCTCTTTTGTTTTGAGCATAAAGTTGAGCTTCAGGTGAAGTAGAAATGGCTATCACTGCGTCACCTAAACTAGCACCACCAGCTACAGCGTCTCTGAAATGCCTTAATCCTGCTGTATCCAAGGGTCTACCAAGATATGTGCTACCAGCAGCATTCAGGGTTTTTGTATTGTAAGCATCCGCTTCTTTTGATTCTCTGATCGATTTAGCAACATCAGCAAGAGTAGCACCGGCTTGCATTTGACCGCGGAAATAGTCTAAACCACCTTTGTCTGCTGGGCGCCCAAGATACTTTTCGTATAAATTTTCAATTGACATTTAAATTTTCTCCATTTATTTAGTAGACAATTTAGAGATACTAAGTGGACTCTTTAAAGTATCATCCTCTTTCTTTTTATCAGGTCGATACTGATTAATCATCAACTGAATTGCACGGCCCAGATCTTTTTCTTGTACAAGTTTTTGAGCTTGCATGTTAGGATCTGCTTTTTGCTTAGGTGGTGGTGCAGGAGGCTCGTACTTAAAGGTATTTCTGATACCGTAATTAAATGTTTGGTTTGCTTGCGGTTTGATCTGTGCTTGACTTTGTTGTTTTACAAAATCTTTACCAGACATTCCAGCTTGCTGAGCAGCATCAGCAGCCGCCAAGTACTCAGCAAAATTCATTCCCATTTAATTCTCCTCCATGTAATTAACCACCCACTCAACGACACTACGTTGACCGGATCGGTACATGATTTTTTCCATTGTATCTTCAGGTGTAGGGTTAGCGGGTGGAAAGGTTTCTTCTAATTTAGCAAGCATAGCATTAGCTGTCATGCCCCTGACATCTAGAAGATTAAGGTCAGGCATATTGGGGGAGGTTGACATTAGAATGCTCGAAGAAGGCTGGCATTCGTGCTGACCGTGTAGCGGAAAGCTCAGGAGCTTTTCCTTCATACATTAGCCGATCGCTAGAATCCAGCCAAAATTTTTTGTCCAAATATCTATCTTGGGTATTAATACCTAGTGGTTGCATTACCCAATTAATTGTTGCTTTACGGAGTTTATCTAGTGATGGAGAAATCTCCAAGTTAAGTTCACGACAAATCAACGAGTTCGTTGCGACATGAACTTGCTCGTCGCGTGAGATGTCGGCACTAACTGTTCGCATTCCTGCGTCACCACAAAAGCGAAAGAAGGGTAGTAGAACAAAGAAAATTGCACGCTCGGCAACCATTGCTTTGGTGATCGTGTGATCTGGATGCGCAATCCACGCTTTCTGTAGCGCCAACGCTTCCTTTTCAGCTTGTTCGCTAGTCCCGTAAGCATTGGCGATGTAACCCAATGCGAGGTCGTGGTTTTCTTCGTCCCGTACATTTGACAGCAAAAGATCTCTTGCCGCTTCTGGAACATCTTTCTCAAGTGCATCACGGATAAAATCTCCCACAGGCAGTTCCATATGTCTTAATGCAAGAGCACGGAGGATCGTCTCCTCCGAGCCTTCTTTGCAAATACCTGCATCGGTCTGGACTGGTGTCCACTTGCGCTTCCGCGCCATTAGTTTCTGATAAGGGTTCATTCCTGACAATCACATGTAAGTTCTTCATTTAGTAAACTGTTCAGGTAATCATCAACTAATGCTTCATCAAGAGCAGCATACGCATCAGATTTATCCTGAACATCGCCCATTACTTGGAGCGAGTAGTAAAGGGAAGTCTGGGGCGATTCAAGCCACTCTTCGATAAATGCTTCATCATACGTAATCATATCAGACCACGAATTAAAGCTGTAACCGTGAAGAAGTCCAGTTCTATTAAGTAGAGTCATGATGCCATCAGCAACACGTTTGTAAGCTTCCCAGCCTACTTTACTGGCGATCTCTACGTCACCATAGTTGTATGTTTGTACTCCGAAAGTACCTGAGTCGCGATCAACTGTCTGCGAGATAGGTGGAGCGATTTCTGGTGTGCAAGTATAACCATCCAAATCTTTGCTTCGATAACTGCAGGAGGCAGTGGGTGCGATAGCAAAGGCGCGAACCATATTATGGTGGCGAGCGATGGAAGCGGCAGATTCAATACCAGAGGCAATTTGAGTGACAATTTCATAGGCTGCTGAGTGTACCACATCTCCTGAATTGTATTGCTCCAAAGCTCGTCCAAACTGCTCATACGTTACTCCGTACCGCCGAAGGAGGTTTGCGAGACCAAGCATTCCGAGTCCCACCTGTCGATCAGTTTCAGACGGGAGGTATTCTCCAGAATCTCCGACACCTGTTCGACCATGTAGCTTGCACAACTCGGACATACCTTCAGTAAATGCTCGTGGAATGTCGTCGAACTCACAGGCTCCAAGATTGACATGCTGTAGGAGGCACGTTCCCCGTGAGGGCAGATATACTTCGAGACAGACGTTACCTCGGATTCGTTTTCCATTGTTGTCATACTTTACTTTGTTAAGCCAGATGTCACCGGATTTGATTCCGTAAAGGAGTTGATCTTTGAATTTACATTCTCGCCACCATTCTTCAGTAATGTTGACGCATCGTTTAACCCACGGAAGCTCGTTCCGAGGAGTATTGATAAAATTGAGGCAATCAGGATGGTTGAGGTCGAGATGACAAACAATAGCGCCATTCTTGTAGACCCCACCCCGTCGTAGGATTTCATTTAGTGTACTGTAGATTTTTGCAAAGCTAACTGGACCACTTGCAGTAACGCCAGAAGGACGTTCATGACCTTGTGGATCTAGTTTAGAGAGGTGTACAGCACAGCCAGCGCCAAACCGCAAGGCATGACTTGCAAAGCGCCAGCTAGCTTCAATACCATTTGGACCTTCCATCTCATTTTCAACTACAAACACTGTGCAGCTGACTGGAAGGCGTGAGGTTGGGTCGTCAATCCAGGATTGGACACGACCAGTTCGAGAGATATAATTAGGCATTTTAAATAAGGTCGCCAAGGTGGGGAGGTTTGTAGTTTGGACCCTTCAATACTTTACCGTCAGCACGAAGGATTGGTTGCCCATTTTCGTCCAGTTTGGACATGTTAGATTTATGAACTCGATCTAGGGCTTCATCGAGATTCCATCCTTCGTTTGCTGCATATTGATAGCAAACATACACCAAGTCTGCAAGCTCTTTAAGGACATGATCCAACGGCTCACGGTGGTATGCTTCATGAAATTCAGACCACTCTTCATCGATCAAAGATTTCTGTTTCTTTCGATACATCGCCCCATTCGGGACGCTGAAGGCGGAGCGGAACTCTTCCGCTTGTTGTAGTAAGGTGGGATAATTCATTTTCAAGATAGTGGATTGCTTTTTTCAAGTCTTGCACCGCACTATCTTTATGACCAGCACGGCAAATGTATTTAATTGCGTTACCCAGATGGTAGTTTAGTCCTTGGTCTCGGATGAAATCCCAAACTTCGATTTTCCCTCTGGTGTAATACGTGGGTGAGTCGGCCAATTTTTTACAAGATTGGATAAGTTGTTAGTAAGACAGAAGTTCTGTCGTTGTAGCGCAAGGAAGACAGTAATAATATCTTCCTTATTTGTTTCAGGTTTCTCTAGTGCGTCTTTAATCTGACGCATCTTTAGATCCTGTTCCATTGTCAACTCTATAATCACTGGCGGGGGACCAGAGAATTGGTTGCTTGTTGGTGAAGTCATAATCTGCTGCTGTAAGTATTCTAGCAAGTCTTGCGTTTTCGAGCGCGACTTCTTCTGAAAGATCTTTCTCAGCAAACGCTTCCACCACGGTTTTCCAGCTGTACCCCTTTTCTTCAAAGAGTCCAATGGCACGTTTAATACCAATACCGGGTACCCCTGAGTAGCCATCTGTTTGATCTCCTGCTAGTGTTTGGACAAGATGCCAGCGTTCTCCTTCGGTTTGTTCCACATTCATCAATTCTTTCATGTCGAACAACTTGCCAGGGATCTGCCGCAT